GACACGTTGGTTATACCACTATCTTGTGCAGATGAATGTAGTTTTTTAAACGAAATTTGTTTACTTAAATTACTATTCTCAGTATAAATTTTGCTGCTTGTATCATAGAACCCAGATGCGGGGATGGTAAAATATGTGTTATCCTCATCTTGCGATATCGCACTTGCCTTTACTGTAGTTCCTGCCTTATTTGCCATGGTCCCCGTTACTGTATTACCTTTTACCCCTGCTTTTTTCCCGCTTAATATCTGTGCTGCTGCCGCATTGCAGGATGAAGTATCCATATTGCTGCTATTTCCTGTAATCCCCAATACAGTGTTATTCTTCAAGAGCTTTGCAGATGTAAGACCAATCAGATTGGCAATAGTGGCAAAACTCTGCTGTAAGTAATTTTCAACTCCATACTTTCCTACAGATGGCACCTGCATTCTCAACAGCTTATTTGTACTATCCAGCGTTGTATTTGCTGTATAACTTGTGGTTCCCGTCTTATCTTCCAACGTACCTGTCAACAGTGTGTTTCCATTATAGGCAGTCTTTGGTTTTACGATATCGCTATCTGTGGCTGTTGCATCCCCAGCTTTCTTAAAGATATTCTCTATAGAGTCCAGTTTATCCATGATATCCTGCTTATTCTGTTTCAATAGCTTCGCAATCCATAGCGGTTTATCCCATCCTTCTTGCATATTATATAGCAACCTCCTTCTCTTCTATCGTATTCCCATTTATTGTAACAATCCGCTTTTCCAATAAAGTACTGTCTTCAGAATAAACCGATGTTGTTATCGTATTTCCATCTGCGGATATAGATGCCACTGTATATGTACCATCTGCCAGATCAGTCCGTATGCTGCTGCCATCGTCTGCAATCACTGTAGTACTATCCAGTCTCTTTTCTTGTAGATTTTCATCAATTATTGGCAAATTATGCTGCATATACTCAATACTATAAATATCATCTTCTTCTGGAATTTGTAATCCAAAGTTTGGTGTAGATATCATATTGCTCCTCCTTCAAATGGCTGTGTACTTATCTGTCCAAATGTAAATGCACTTAGCATTTTATTAGTAAGTCCATAATCATGCAGCATCCGATGGGTATTGTATAGCAGCTGTATATCCAGAATTAAATTCATTGGAGCTATACGTTCAACAAACTTTTCTGCCTCCTGCAGCATTTTCTTGGATTTCAATGCAACACGTATCTTTAACAAATACTCGTCTGTATTCAATTCACATGTATAACCATCTTCTCCACATAATACTCCAAGCTGCTGACACAGTACCCGATAACTATAAGGTGCTTCCTGGAGCATCCTTCCATGGATTCTAAAATTACGCACTTCCAAGGAGTCCGTATCAAACGGCTGTATATCCAGAATCTTTTCCCATCTAGCTGCACCTATTTCACTTTCATCCTGTATAAAGGCTTCCAACAGCAATCTGTCTATATCATCCCAGAGTTGTGCTATCTGTGGCTGCTCGACCTTGCATATTTCTTTGAACTCTGCATATTGCTGCAATACTGCTGGCAGATAATCAATTAGTTGTCTATCCACTTATCTCACCTCTTACCGGTATCTCATTAATTTCAAGCATCACATTTGTATCTGCCCCGTTCAATTTCGTATCTGCAATATCCAGTATGCCTTGTACATTCAGAAGTGCAGCCTCAACCCTGCTGATTCTTACGATCAGCCCATTCGTGTTATCTTCCCATGCCTGACGAAGCTCTTCTAAATACTCGTCTACTGCATTCTCGATATAACTTTTTACATCTTCGAAACTATATCCTGTATCGTAAGTAATATTAGATGATATATTTATTATGTGTCCAGATACTGCGCTGATAGATACCACATGTCCAATAGGTGCTAACCCGATTCCTTCACCATGATTTACCTCAGGATCTATTGTAGTCTGTATCTTTTCAATCAGAGTTGTTGACGGTACCCGATAATCTGATGTGATCACCACACACTTAACATATCCTCCAACCTTTTCTCCTGCTGCATTTGTTGCTCTATAACACTTTACTCCACCAACACCGTCTATTGACTTTATTTTTTCCTCATAATCAGCCCTGTTGCCACCAAAAGCAGTTGCTTGAAAAGAATCTCTCCATCTCTTGCGAAATGCTTCTGTATCCTCTTCATCCTCACCTGGGACTATAATCTCTGTTAGTTCGCATGTCGTAAGCCCCTGCACATATGTTATAGGAACCATCCTGCCAAAATGTCTATTACCCTCTTCTCCTGCGACATCGCAAATAACTTGATAATAATACCATCCACCCGACTGCTCAATGAGCTCACCTATTGAGTAGTTCAATGAATCCAGGCTGAACCGTGTACCTTCTTCTACTTCTACATTGAATTTTCCTTTCAGTTTCGCATATGTTGCCTCATATGGCTTCAATCCTCTTGTATCAAAAGCTATCTTGCACAGATACTCTCTATCCGCCGTATCACCAAACATCTGTTTTAACATCCATTCCAATGTTACATACATCATTGCTGTTTCTGCAGCATTCGCCCCTAATGCAAAATGTATCATGGATGCCTCTCTTTTATCAAAAGAAGAATCTACATTCTCCATTTTTTCCTGCATTAGTTTCTCAAATGTCTTCGTTTCAAACACTATACGCTCACCTCTTTGTCAAACTCAACGATTCCCTCTGTAGTCTCAACTTTGAATTTGGTATGTATTACTGTCTTCTTTGGAAATTCAAATTCAAAGTCATAAACACGCTTGATTCTGTTATCCTGTAGTAATGCCTCTGCGATTCTTCTTTCAATCTCTGGAACACAATATGTAACAGGCTTTCCGATCAATGAAGCTAATTCCACCCCATAATTCCATGATACGATGGGGCATGTATATCTCTCGATATTCAGAATTAAAAAAATAGCCTGTTGTACAGCTTTTATCCTATCGCACCAGCCTACTACATTTTCCTTATTAAAATTCATTGCAAACGTTTTGGACGGTTGTTCATCGACCTCTATATCTGTAAGCAACCCATCATTGTTCGGTAGCATCCGCATTCCTCCTGTCAAATATCAGGTAGTTCTGTCCTCCCTGCTGCTGTAGCATTATTACCTTTTCACCAATACGCAGAGCATTTTTCATAATCATTTTACGTGTTGTTCCATTTTCCGCATCTTCCATATTCACCGTATAGTCTCTTACTGCATTTGTTAATTGCAGAAAATCCTCAGATAACACAAGCTTCATATCTTCATCCACCTGAATTTCCAATGGATTAATGGATATTACCGTGCCATACAGATAAGTAGTCGGATTTCCTTCCCTGACAGCCTCCATTGCTGCACTTTTTATCATGGTCAATAAATCAGGCAATGAATTCACCTCCTGAAAGAGTCAGGTCCATAGTATGCTCTCCATTTTTGAATGTATGTGTCACTTTTTCGCATACCATATAATTGTTTACGATTATATCTCCCAGATTCAGGCTTACTACCGGTGCAGCACCTGCCCTTATACGAATATCTCCCCATGCCGATTTGACAGACAAATTTCTTGTCTTTTTATTATAATACTGTAACAACTGTTCTGCTTTGGATGCTCCATTTTCTCCATCTTGCAGTGTATCATAATACTGCAGTACACCCCACTTGTTGATATTTTCATAATCCTTAACCAGATATACATCTCTCTTTCCTGTATCTTCATTATCGTATGTAAGCTTTACCTGATCATAGGTCTGACTATCTATGCTTGATTTATACTCAAAATTCTGTCCAGTATCTGCATCTATAATAAGATTTACTTTCATGGAAGCTATATTTTTTAATGAAATTCTTCCAAAATCATCATAAAGGACATATACTTTCTGCGTATTCATGAGCGTAACATCCAGTGCATTCTGAATAATATCAAACAGTGTCTTGTTTGATTCTGCCCTTTTAGGTATTGGATATCCTGTGTCTTCCACGTCCCCATATTGCAGATTAAAATCATCACATATCATTTTTATGATCTGTGACGCAGTTTTGTTCTTATAGCAATATGTATCTTTGTTCTTCAGGTATCTCAGCTGATCATAGCATGTAAACTTTATTTGCTTATCCTTGTCCCGGTTCTTTGTGAATATATACCCGAAGAACACATTCTGATCATCAACGATCAGTTTTACCGCATTTCCTTCTGTCACATTCAGGATTCCATCATTTACAGCTGTGAAAGTCAATTTGCCAGGACTACCTTTTCTGTCTGTGCTCCATTGGATTCCATCCAATATAGCGGGCTCATATACAATACCTTCGTTTTCAATTAATATTTGGGCTTTAACCATACCTCAAACCTCCTTTACGGTATCATCAATACTTGTCCAGGATAGATAAGGTTCGGATTCTTTACCGTATCTGTATTTGAACCGGCTATTTTAGTATAGTCTGCTCCATTTCCATAAAACTGCTTTGCAATTTTCCATAAACTATCCCCCTTTTTTACAGTATATGTTCCACCTGTAGTCGGAGCATCTGCTGATGGTGTCCTCTGGCTCTCTGATTGAATTGTCGCATTATCAGTTATGGTAAATACTTTTGTTCCGTATGGCTTCCATTGCTTTAGCTTAATTGACGCTTTAAGATCAAAACCTTCTTTAGCTTCATCTGTTATTGTCAATTCCTCTACTGTGACCGTTACATCTATATTTCCAAGGTTACTCCCATTCGGTCTATGTCTCGACAGAATAAACTGAAACTTACTTCCATTGTCTTTCAGCCCCTGTAGAATATCAATATAATACTTTGCCTTCCTATATCCGCTCTGATAATTTGCAAATGGATATCTTTGATTTGGAAAAAGAAGTTCAAAACTGAATTCAGTTAATCCACTTGGCTTTATCACATTGACTTCACCCTCATTGATCAACTCAATAGTCTTGTTATTCCCTTTTAATTTTGTCTGGATTTTTCCCGGTGTCACTGGCATTAATACGCCATTCAAATATAGATCATATGCCATATCAGTGCGCTCCTTCCGCTGAAACTGCCATTTGCTCTGCAATTACATTTCCAAGATATTCCGGTATTCCATCCAGATCGTTCATATTATTAACAGTATTGGAAACGCCCCCAAGGCTTACCGTTATGTCTCTGAACACGGTTCTATCAATAACTTCTCTTTCTGCTATGTCTTTCATCCACTTCAGATTTTCTTCTGTAATATCAAGAGAATCTTTGATATCCTTCGTACCATCAGCTGTGGCTGCAGTATAGGAACTTATATCTCCAAGTGTACTCAGCGTGTCATTCTGCATCATATCCGGCATCTCTATATCAGAAAATGAAAAGAAGTCCTTTACCTTATTCTCTGCTTTTGCACCAACAGAATATCCTGCTGCCGCTGCCTTATTATAATCAATGTAATCCATCTGTCCGACTATTTCTTTCCAATCAGATCCATCCTTTGCTGCCTTCTGCGCCGTCTCAAGATCATTATAGAAAGAATCCAGCCCACTCGTTATATCAACTTGCAATCCTGGTATTCTGTTTACTACAGTTTCAATTGCAGATGCCATATTGGTTATATACCCTATTACAGTTAATGCCATATCATAGAATAATATTTCAATTGCCGCCGTATTACCATTAAATGCATTATAAATATAGTTTATTAATGCAGCAATTGCATTCCAAGTTGGTATTACAAATACATTTAATGTATGTGCTCCCAATGTGGCAAACGCTCCTGTAATAACACCTGTTGCACTTATTGTTGAACCAGTCACCTTATTGAGAACCCCTACGATTGTGTATAAAGCGACAATAAATAGAAGAATTCCCCCTATAATCCATGTTATAGGACACGCATATAAAGCTGCATTAAATCCATACTGTGCAGCTGTTGCCCCAAATGTTGCACCCGTAGATAATGCTAGAGATGCGCCTTTAACCGCTTCCACTGTAGCACTGACCCCAGATACCATATTACTTATTCCTACAGCCACTGCATAAGCAGTTACTGCTACCGTAGCTCCCACCAATATAGGCTCTATAATTCCCCAGTTTTCACTGATTGCATTTCCCAGCCATTCTGCTCCAGTAATCAAATTATTTAGGTGCTGCACTATAACTGTCAATGTTGGTATTGCCTGCGCTGCCAATTGTCCTGTAAATGCCTGCCAATTCTCATGTAGCAGCTTGGTCTGATTAGCATAGCTTCCACTTGTCCTTGCAAAATCTCCCTGTGCATCTGCTGTAACAGATGTCAGATAGTTATACCGCAACAGAGTCTGAGATGCCTGGTCCATATCCGAATAGGCTATCTGGATTCCCTGCGCCATTCTATACGCTTCCAGATTTGCTACACTCATATTGATACCCAGTTGTTTCAACGGCTCCGTCTCACCTGATAGCCCTGATCTGATCTTCTCAAAAGCAGTGTCACTATCCAAGTTATAGAAAGATGCCATATCCCCCGCCAGCGCAGTTATATTAGTAGACATTTGCTGTACCATATCATCTGCTACCTGTGAAGATTTTAACATAGCGCCCATAGTTCCTGCATAATTCTTAGCATTCAGCTCATTTATTCCGTATGCTTCCAGTGTAGTCTGCGCCCACTTATTAACAGAATCTGCCGCATCTCCAAAAGTTACATCTACTACATTCTGTACTTCCGTCAGATCAGATGCATAATTTACAGCATCCGATATCTGTTCTTTTATAGTATTAAATCCAACATATGCCGCTGCAATCTGCGTTACTTTGCCAAGCAATCCCCCTGCTTCTACAGTACCTCTTGCTATGCTCTGGTTTACTTGTTCCTGCTTATCATTGACCTCAGACATATTTCGCACAAGGCTTTCCGTTGCCTCATTTACGTCAGTAAGGGCATTCCTTGCATTTTCTATCAAATCTGCATGAAAGCCTTCTGCTGACGCCTGCTGCATATCCATAAAAGCCCCCAGACATGCATTGATTGACATCGTAATATTTGCAAACGCCGCTGACATATTATCATTTACACTTACGCTCGTGCTTACTGCCATTATCCATCTGTCTCCTATCTACTGTTCTGAATTTTTTCCGCTTCCTGCTTTTCCCTTTCTATCCTTATGTCAATCGCAGCCATAACAAATGCCTTTTCATATTTATCCAAGGCAAAGAACTGTGATGGCAACATGTGGAATTTATGCAGACAATAATATGCATAAACTGATTCCACATCATTGCCATTAATCAGTTTTTTACTTCATCTACCAGATCTGCCTCGGACTCCTTATATCCGCTTATCTCCATGCATTTTTTAACATATGCCTGGTATTCACCATCTTTATCCAGCATCTCTGCAATCAAGTCTTCTGCACCCATTACCCCGTATGAATCCTGTAACTGCTTATCATTCAGATTAGGCTCTACAGTACATTTTACTGCTATCTCCCTGTTAAACCTGGCTGTATCTACCTTTACAATCCCACCTTTTCCATATTGCTGGCACTGCTTACGGATATTTTCTGCTTCCAGCGTCCCCAATGGTCTAAGTTTCCACATCATAGGTCTGCCATTCTCATCTACAAAAGACTCTGATGCAGGATATAATATCGTCTTCTGCTCCTTTTTGTTCTGTTTTAAAAATGCTTCTAATGCCATATTCTAAACCTCCACATAAAAAGCCTCCGGTCGCTTTCCGAAGGCTTGAATCTTTCTCTTTTACTGCATACCTGACAGTTGCTTGAACTTCTCAGGTTCCTCATAATCTTCAAACGTACCATTCAGAGACTGCTCCCAGCCAATCTCCCGCAGCATCAAAGGACTGTAATGTACCATCGTCAAGATTGCAATCCTTATAAATCTTCGTATTTCTTCCGGCTGCACTTGTAGGATCTTCATTAGTTACCTGCAAATCGAAGTATATATCTTCTCCTGTATTCTTGTATTTTGTGAACATTTCATTAAACAGCTCGGTGTTATGATAAATCACAAGCTTAAATTTCCCACTCCATCCGCTTGCCTTATTTCCCTGAGCTGGCCTGCCTAAAATATCAACCGTTTTCTTATTCTTGGTAAATGTCGCCTCAAATGACTTTGCCTGAAAGAGCAAATAACGGTTTCCACCAATTGTAGCATATGCCCTTGCTAATTTTGAAGATAAGGCGTCTCTTGCTTCCATTGTTGTATCACTCATACCTTGTATCCCCTCCCTTTATGATACTGCAATAGTCATGTATAACTTATTCATTGCGCAAACCGGTTTTACATTTCCGTAGGTTACAACAGTTCGTTTATCATTTCCACGCTCTACTGTTATGTCATCATCTTCAAATTCTTCGATTGCATGACTCTTTTGCAGTTCCTTATGAATGCTCACGCAATCACTCCAAAATGATACTCTTCCATCTTCATCATTCTGGACCTTACCCAAATAAATCGTATTGAATATCGCAGCTTCGTCTGTTGCAATCTGATCTACTACCCTGATTACCTGATTAAGCTTAAAATCATCGTTCATATTCGATGTAGTGCTTACATATGAATTGATATCAGACAATACTTTGAAATCATTTTCAACCATGTGAAAAGCAAACTCTCCATTTTCAATCATTGTCTTAAATTCTGAGTTCTTGTAATCTACATTTACAATATACTCCCCATCATATGTCATATTGTCGCAAGTCGTGTTTACTGCACAACCCGCTTCGGCTCCAGCCACCCATGGAACGAGCGCATAGGTGTCAGCTCCGGCATCATCTACCCCATTTTTAAGATTGATCACACCGATATAGTCTGCATCCGCTCCCTTAGCTACCAACTGAAACTTCACACCGACGTCATCACGCATTCTCTTGCAATATGCTGTGTAAAGAGAAATAACACTCTTTTCTTCACTCATACAACCTAAAACATTAAATGCGTATGGCTCTAAGGCATCCAGCGCAGCCTGATGAATCTCTCCTGTGACAGTTCCATCTGTTCCGCCTGTTAAATTCATTCCGGCAGTTGCCTCAATCTCTGCATCAGTCTTCCATGATATAAATTTATTATCTTTTAAGTCTGCCATTTGTGCTACTGTTTGTGAATCTACCAGTGTATTTCCCATATATGTCTCTACATCGTATAACGATGCATCGTCCACATTTGCACTCACCACATGCTTTAAATCGTTTCCTCTGCTGCCTTTATACAATGCTTTTGACATTTTACATTCTGCTGCCGTACCATCACCAAGCTTATAAAACAGGCATTTCTCAGCATGTTTAAATACTTCTCTAACTGGAAGCATCTCTGCATCTGAGTATTTGTACCCAAATACATCCATTGCCTCTTTCTTAAAATCCTCTGCAGCCATAGAAAATACCGTCTTATCTTTCCCCCATTTTAATTTCATAGGCAAAGCTGCAATACCTCGTGCTGACAAAGATGCTGCTGCCCTTGCTGCACTCACATAGTTAATGTAAGATCCGGGCATCAGCTTATTCATTGTTGTAAATGTTCCACCGCCTAAAGCCATATTATTTCACCTTACCTTTCATGAATTGGTCAATTATTTCTTCTACTTCCTGCATCGTATACAATCTATCATCATCCAACAATGCCTGCACAGCATCTGCATATTTTGATAGTTTGGCAGCTTTCATGATCTGTTTCTTTGTATACTTCGGTGATTCTACCTGCGCTACTTTTGCCATTTTCTTATCACTCCTTCTCCTGGATATGCTGCTCCAGCGCCTGCATCAGTTCACTTTCTTCTGGATTTCTTACTTTCCATATCATACGATCATATGTAACTTCAAAATTCAGAATATCATTCACGATACGCCCACTCATATCTGTTCCCCTGACAACATTTTCGTTCACATTGATATATTCCAGGCAATTAAACAGCTTCTCCTGTACCTCCGCACATTCTGCCTGATATGCATCTTCTTTTGGGAAATACTGGACCATGAACGGATAACTTCTCTCATATCTGTTTCCAAGCAGTTCATTCTCAGTAGAGATCAATGGTGTTATAAGAAAACATGGAACATCCAGCCCCTGCCTGATATTATCTGTATAAATGTTCATATTCTCAAATTCCTTGTCCAGTGACTGTGCTATTCCTATCTTTATCTCCTGTAACATCACTTCAACTCCTCCTGCAAAAACTTATTGAGTTTTTGCTGTACAATCTGTGGTGCTTTCCTGTTTATTTCCTTGGCTGAATCCGTGAGCATGAATTGCCCACGTACCCAGCTTTTCTTCAGTTTCTTATTAATAGCAGGCACATAGCGCCCCGGTTCCTGGCTATGCCCATATTCTACATAAGATGCATACGGCACTTGGTTGATCACATCAATATTATGGCTGGTT